ACGGTGATATGGGTCGCATCGACGAACGTTGCAATCAGGTAATTCGAGCCGTTGAAGCTGATCGTTTGCCCAGGCATCGCGTCATCGAATTGCAGGCCGCTCGCCCAGGTCAACGTCGTTGTGCCGTTCGATGTTGCCGTGCCGGTGACTGCGAGCGCCATCTGATACGTGGCGCTGCCGGTCGTCTGCGCGGGCTCGCTGATCCCTATTACCGTGGCGCTCGTGTAGCTCGTTACCGTAAACGGCGCGCTGTCGATATAGATGATGCCGCCCACCATCGACGCATCGAACTGCGTCCCTGATAGCCAGGTGACTATCAGGCCGGTCGTGTCTACAGAGACGGTGCCGAAGCGATTGGGAAAGATCGCAGGGATAACCGCGGTGCCGGTGTCCACCCAGGCTTGGCCGGCGCTGACGACAAAGAGCTGGTTGCCGTTCGGGAACATCTGAACGGGGTTGCCATCATTCGCGATGTCGCCGCGGAGGTTATAGGTGTTGTTGCTGAATACCTCGTAGAGCTTGGATCCGGCCGCTACGAACATCCTGCTTTCACCAATCCAGATACCGCGGATGGGTGACGTAGGAAGCGTGAGCGCGAGCGTGAGCCCTGGGGTTTCGCGCAGGTAACGGACGTTTTGCCCGTCGCCACTCTCGACGCCCTCGAGAAACCAATTGATGCAGGATTGCGCGTCTGCGAGCAGTGAATCGGCCTGATAAGCCGCGCCTGCGAAACCGTCAAATTTCATCTAGGGGGTTAGTCTTCGATCTGGCCTGAGAGCCAGTTATAAAGGCCGGCATCCTCGCCGCCGATGAATGCCGCGGAATCGCCGGCGTTGAGCTTCGGAGATTCGCAGTTGAGAGCCGCTACTCGCTCGCGTGCCTCGCGCGCGAATTCGATGGTTGCCTCGGTCGGCGTTCGGCCGAACGGCGCCGCGAGACGCAAAGCCAGGTGATACACCCACCATTCCGCATAACCGGGGGGGTAATCAATCGCGTTCGCGGCAAGCGCAAGATTCGCGTTCTGGTGCCAGGAGTATTGCTCCCACTGGTACGCCTGGTCGGGGATCGGGTAAAAGCGCAGCGTTGCAAAGCCGGTGATAAAACCGCGGTCGTTATAGAGCTTCCGCGGGGGGCCGGAAACGTTCTGGTACTTGATGCGCGCCCATTCCGTCTCGCTGATAACGTCGATCTTGCGGCGTACGGTGGTGCTCAAAAGCAGATTCGCGTTCGTGATCTTTACCGGCCGGGCCGCGACGAAATCGGGCGCCGCGGCGCCGGCCGGATCCACGCCAATTGTGTAGCTCTGCTTATTCGGCGTCATCGTGAGCGTGTCGAGCTGCGCCGTAAAAATCGTCGCCTTCTCGGCGTTCGATGAATCAATGAGCCGATTCAGATAACGCAGGCCGGTTGCCAGGTCCGCGGCGCTGACGGGATCGCCGGCCGCGTACGCGCCAATTTCCACCAGAGCATCTGTTATCAGGTCAGTGCCGGTCTGCGTTGTCATCGGTCGTTACTTTCTGGATTTCTTCGGCGCTGCGGGGTCCGCCGCGGCCGCATCTTCGGCCGGTGCGGCCTCGGCAAAAGCAGCCGGGGTTTCCGCCCAGTCCTTGTCTTCCATGAGCACCGCGTGTTCATCGGCGTTGTTCACAACGGTTGTTTTGCCGCTGCGGTGATAACGCACACTCGGGTAGTCCTGGTGTTCGTAGGGCTTGGCCGGCGCCTGCGCGTTCGGGTTAAGCTTCTTCAAAATGCCTTCCTGCATTGGGGATCCTTTTTTCGAGAGATGGGGCGCGCGCAGTGAATGAACAGCCGGCGTGATCGCGCTGCGCGCGCCGCGAATCGTCCGGATTAAGCGTTAGTACGAGGGGTAAAACTTGGCCGTGTTCGTGTCGTAAGTCCAGCAGATTTGTTTCGACACAACGGCCGTGCTCGCTAAAGCGACATTGTTGGCGGTCGTGGTGGTAAAGGTGCCGTCCGGAATCACGCAGAACGAACCGAAAGCGAAGCCCACCGGGATATTAAACCCGGTGATCGCGAGCGCGCCGGTGATGTGGAACAGCGGGCCGCTCGGCGTAATCAGGCCGGCCGCAGACGCGACGGCCGCGGTCGGTGCGTCGAGAGCTGCGCTGTTGCCCCATCCAGGTACCCAGGATGTCGTAACGGTCGAGCAGATCCACTGGTTGCCGGTCTTCACGTTTACCCAGGGGGTTACAAACGTCGCGGACGCTGTGCAGCTCCCGCTCGGGTCGTAGCCATAAAACCAATTCGGGTTTCCCGCGAGCACCATGGAGCCAGAGGGGAACGCGACGGCCGCGCCGCCATTGTTGCGCCGCACACTGACGGCAGTTCCATTGACGGCCGTAACCGTCATGGTTTCGCCGCGCTGATTGCCCGGTGCCACGATGTACAGCTCGGTTGCAATCGTGCCGTTCTGGAGAGAGGGCGCGTTGATGTTGGTCGCGGACGTGACATACACAACTTTGTCGGTTGCGAGCGCCGCGGCCGAAAGCGAGGTTTGCGTCAGAGTGTTGGTCTGTGCCGATGCGGCGCCGGCCACGATGGCGAGCGTAGCCGCGAAAGAAAGGAGTCGTTTGAAAGTGTTCATCAGATTTTTGTTGTCCTTGTTGGATCGAATGCAGCCGCGGGGCGCGCCGCGGATCGCGGGCGCCCGTTGGAGCTGCGGGGATCAAACTAGCCGGCGACTACGCAAGCGAGTTCGCGGTATAAAACACCGAAACCATCGAGCATGTCAAAACGATTTCCATGTACGCGATTAGTTCCGTCGAAGAAGCGAACGAACGAAAGCACCAGCCCGGTTTCCGTGTCCGTCTCCTGGTAGGCGTCCTCGACACCTTTCCCGCTCTTGGGATCCTCGAGCGGAATTGACACGAAAGCATAGGCGTCTTTGTGCATCAAAAGCGCCTGCGGGCTCGCAGTGCCGGCCGCGCCAAGCACGGTGATGGCAATGCCATCGTTCGGGGTCGCGGTGACATTTTGGTACTGCCCGCTCGGGGTGATGCCTGGGGCCACCGTGATAGTCGAGAATCCGGATCCGTCTGATGCGGCGTTCGCGAGAACCACGAATTGCTGCAAATCGCCGGTGCTCTGGCGAGTCTGCGGGTGGACGCTATAGATGCCCGCGATGGTGAAACGGTCGCCGGGTCCAAGGATGCTCGCCTGCGATGCGGTCCAGCCCTTCGTTACGAGGTTCATCGTGTCGTTGTTGCCGTTCGCGGTGGTCTGTCCGGATCCCTTGATAAGCGGGGTGCCGCCCTGGGCGCCAATCGTCTGCACATAGATCGTTTGATCGCGGTGCCATTTGTAGCCAAGCGGAGAACCGTCAACCTCGCCTTTGTCGTATGCACGTCCAAGCGAGCCGGCCGGATTGTAGAGCTGCTTCTGGCCAATCACAAAATTGGATGACATTTTGCGATTGATAATCATGCTCAGGTCTTCCTCGGGGGGAAGTCCTAACTGCACGATCTTGTCGCCGGCAGACAGATAGGTGTCGATCAACGTCGGAGGCGCGCCGGGGGTGCCGACACAGTTAAACGTGTTCTGCGCGCAGAACTGTGCGGCGCGCGAGTTCACATCGTGCGCAAGCGCGATGGCCGCGGGCTTGGCGTAGCTTTCCTGAATTTCATCGATGGACAAGGTTTTTTCAACCGAATCCCATTCAAAATGGACGCCTGTTACATCGTTGACGGTGATCGTCGTTTTGATGTTCGTCAACGCCTGGGGTTGATAGAGCAACCCGCGCGTTGCCTGGAACCGCTGCGGTTTGCGCACGCTGACGGTATCGCCAACCTTTGCGCCGGCCTTGGCAAATTCCTTGCTGTACTGCTTCGTCATGTTCTTGCAAACCGCGAGGTATCCACCCAGGTTCATGAGAACCAGGCGGGTGAACACTTGCGGCGTGAGAATTACGTTATTCGCCAAAATTTTTCCTCTTTATTTCCTGAGCGCCGCTGTCGCGAGCCGCTTGAAAGTGGACATCGAAATATCGGGGTCATCGAGCGCAAGGGACTTTGCGCTGGCGCCGCCGCCCACTTTTGCGGCCGGTTTCGGCAGTGGCTTTTTGTCTGCGGTTTTCGCAGCCGGTTTATTTACGAGAGCTTCGAGCCGGCCGAATTCAGCCACCTGGCGCAGCGGTGGAAGCGCCGCAATCCGTTTGGCTTCATCGGGGTCTTTCGCGAGTCGGTACGCTACCTCGGGGCCGTACTCGCTCGAGACAATGGCCTGGTGCAGCTCGCGCGAAATCTGCAATGTCGCGACAGTCGCGAGAACGTCGTCATAATCGCTGTGAGTTTCGCGGGCTTTTCCTACGCGCGCATTGTGCTCGCCCAGGGTCTGCGCTTCTGCGCGGCGCTGAGTTTCCGCCTGCGCTTCCGCGGCATCCTTCCGCTTGCGTTCGTCGTACTTCCAGTCCTGTAGAGCCTCTATGTACTGGTCGTACGTTTCAAACTTCGCGGGATCGGGGCGCTCGTTCTTTTCGGCCGCTGGCTGCGCTGTTTCTTTGGCGGGTTGCGATCCCGGTTTAGCCAGTTGTGCTCTGAGTTCGTCGCGCTCGCGCTCGGCTTCCCGTTGGGCCTTGATTGCCTTGTCAATGCGCTTCTGGACGTTGTCGCCCTCTTTCGCTTTGAACTTGCCATCTTCGCCGCGGGGTCTGCCCTCGTCTTTTTTTCCGTCTGCGTCTGCGTCGCTCGCTTCCGAATTCGAGCGGTTCTGGTCGGTGCCCTCGCCGTCGCCGGCGTCGGTACCTTCCGCGGTGTGGTCTTCAGCTCCATCAGCCTCGCTGGTCTTGTCGGCCGGCTGCTCGCCGGTCATCATCGAGCGCAGCTCGCTAATCGAGTAGTCGCCTCGGGG